TGATCTAAAATTCAGACATAAAAAAGCCTCAAACAATATAATGCTTGAGGCGAAATTTGAACAAAACTTAAGCTATAAATAGTGGTGCGCTCGGCGGGAATCGAACCCACGACCCTCGGCTTCGGAGGTCATGGTTATACAATTATTATTTACATTTCTTTACAAAGCAATTAGCCAATTAAAGACAAAGAATCTACATATTGCGCGTAATCAAGGTGAGCATAGCGCATTGTGCTATCAATATCACCATGCCCCAATAAATCCTTAATTGTATAAATCCCTACGCCTTTTTGAATAAGCCACGATGCGTAAGTGTGGCGCAAATCATACATCGTACAGTTAACGCCAGCTCTCTTTTTGCATCTTGCAAACGTCTTTGTAAAAGTCGTGTATCTTTGACCAGTAGCAGGATTGGTAAAGACATAATCACCGTTATGGACTTTGTTTACCAGTACATCAAAAGCAGTTTGATTAAGATATTTATACATGGTCTTTTTAGACTTACTATAGTGATTTCTTACTATAAATTGTCGTTTATCAAGGTGGACATTAGACCATTGCAAAGTAAGTAACTCTATAGGTCGGCAGCCAGTCATCGTTAATAAAACAATAAAATCATGTAATGTTTGATTGTTAGTTTCCAATGCGGAAAATAATAGACGTTCATATTGTGAACGGTTTAAATAATTGGGAATATAATCATCTTCTATAAACTTCACCTTTTCAAAAGGATTATTTATAGATATCTCATAATCATCATTAACGCGATTGATCGCAGCTTTTGCGAAGCTGATTTCTCTATTTATTGTCGCATTGGAGACAGTTACACGTCTAAATCTTGCATACTCTTTTACGTCTTTTTTCCTCAAATCCTTTAAATGATACGCATCAAAAAAGCGCAAATTATGCGCTCGATAATGATACTTGTTTTTAGTTAGGTGATAATCTTGGTAATACTCTATAACTTGGCTTAATTTATTAAACATTGTTTAATCTCTTTTTGTCGTCCGACATTGGACAACGTAAGATTAAGTTTGGTTTGTGGGAAGTGGTGCAGGATTTGCTATGGCTTCATTAGAGCCAGTGTTGTAATTTTGTTCGGCAATAGTCGAATCCTGACTATTGCCATTTGTGCCACCTTCCGTAGTAATACGTTGACCATTTCTATTGGCTTTGGGCATCCTTCCAACGGTGGTGGTATAAGAGACACATTCAGCTTGTGGAATGGTTATAAACTCACCATGACCATTGTAAGCTTGGCAAACATCACCCATCATCACAATGCCACTGACACGCAAATCTTCATTATTAACGGTTACTCTATAATCTTGTGGCAACCGCTGCTTGTATAACTCTAAAGAGCGAACCGCATCTAAGTTATTTTGCTGCAAATTGGTGTCACCTGCTGAATTCATACCAGTTGTAGGATTGGCTTTGTCGGTAAACTCTTTTGCTTTATCGACAACTGTACCGTTCACTTTTGCGTTTACTGCCTCAGTATCAAATTGATTATCTTTTACTTTTTTAATCAAAAAGAACATGCCAATAAAAATAGGGATAGATAGCACAAAACAAAGGATAGCTATGCGCTGCATTAATTGCGCTTTTTTGTGTTTGGTCTTTTTTTGGTCATGCTTTACACCGTCATCAACCGATTTATAAAGTGGAAAGATAGACGGGTCTAATTTGTGATCAAATTCCTCAATGACTGTCTTTTTTGGGAAGCCATCATTTACGCCAGCAGTGACAAAACATTTTGTTTCAGTTCCCGAACTATAAGGGTTAGAGAAATGAAAATGGAATTTAATCAAAGAACGTAAGCCACTATGCACAAGCTTAGCATCTTGAGTTACGAAGACGACGAGCACGTTTTTATGTCGTCGCATGGTTAATGTTTCAACATCAATATGACTATTAATTTTAGTTTTTGTATTATTGAAACGCTCAATCGTTCCAGCTTCGTCATAGATGACGATACTATTTTTTGGGGCATCATCAACCCAAGAAAATTCAGGTGGGACAATATGAAACTGTCCATCAACAAGCGTTACACCATCAACATTAGCCAAAAATATTTCATACTCATTGTCAGGCATATCCAAGATTTGTTTAATCTGTGACATAACAAAATGAGATTTTCCAGAGCCTTCAAGACCAGTAATGAGAATAGATGAACGACCTAGAATATCAGACATGATATTTTCTCCCGAAAAGAATAATCAGTAACTTCAAATAATTAATTAATAGGTGCTTGCAAAAATAATATAAATTTTGTTGCCAAAATTTATATTATTTTTACTTCGCGCCTAGCTTTCTAAATGATAGTGAGCCTTGCTGTAACATCGCTTTCAGGACATAAGCACCTATGATGATAGAAAGTGCTTTATCAAGACCAGCAAGACCAAAGAGACCAGCGACCCCATAACCAATACTCCCAGTCATTTCGGTAATTTTAGAAATGAAATAATTAATAACGATTAAGCTAACAGCAGCGGACGCAAGACCAATGCCAGCACCAGCTAAAAGGGATTTAAGACCAGTTTTTGAAAATCCACTAAATAACTTTGAAAATAAACCAATTAAACCGCCCATTTTTATCTCCTAAGATAGACCAGTGCCAATGATGGAAAGCCCTTTTATATAGGCAAAGAGTAATATTAATGGTTTCATCATTGATGCAAATTGACAAAATACAGACATGGGAAAAGGTATGCGAGCGCCCATAAATTCAAGCACTGGATCAGCAGGACATTGAGCAGGCATATCTATATAAAGGCGTTCTAAAATAGGCACGTGCATGTCAGGGTCAGGTCTTTCAATATCTATGTCACCGCTTTCAGGAGGTTCGGGTGGTTCTGCTTGCATCCAATCTATGAAACTGCATACTTTGGTAGCCCAAGCACAAAATGGCGGTAACTCGAAAGGCTTAGCCTCAGGATTTGGCGCTGGATCAGTTGGATCAGTTGGATCAGTTGGATCAGTTGGATCAGTTGGCGTTTGATTTGGATCAGTCGCGTCAGATTCACCAGCGTCAAATTGTTTTGGCTCTGCTGCTGCTTCAAGTTGGGCATCAAGCAAACCTTCTTCAAGCATATCAAGAGCGGTATTGCTCATAACTTCCATAGATGGAGCATGACCAGCGTCAGCGTTTGCTATGACTTGAGCAGCAACGGCATCGATGGAAAGAGATTTTTTATTATCGGCAGGAACGGAAGGCACACCGTCGCCATTTCTAACGCCCTCAACACTTCTAGGAGAACCATCAGGTAGGGTTATATTACAATTGAAATATTGCTCACCATAGATGCTGGAGGAAACATTGACAAAAGAACCTTCATAAAATTCTGCATATTTACGACAAGACTGGACAGCCGTAGAAGACTTAGTAACACCAAGCTGAACAGTGTATAAATAACCAGTAGGAGAAGAACCATCATCAACAGGCTCATTGTAAGTAACAGAGTTATTAGCAGAATCAAGAACCCAATCAACCGATTTACCCAAAAGTATCAAAAGAGCTTGGGTGATCGCAATAGCCGGAGCACGCTTTATTAAACCCTTAGCAACACTTGAAGTACTAGCGCCCAATTTAATAGTAGTTCTTTGAACTTTATTTTGTGTTATTGGTTTGCCATTGGCATCGAGTGTTGAAACTGGATAAGTACGCTGAGCTTTTACTTCTACAGAGCTTTTTACAGTTGGATCATTAACGATTGAGTCATTAAACCATTTTGAGTGTTTAGCGTTTGGATCATAGACAGCAAAAGCAGAGTTAAACAAGAAAAAGCCAAGTATTATAAATAGGAGAATAGTTATATATTTTCTGAATTTATGCGGTAGAGATAATCTAGCCATTTTTAAAAGATAGTATAAGTTACGCATCTTATAACCTCGCGAATAAATCGCGTATGGCTAAACACGATATAATAATGAATAGTAAATACAAACCATCTTGAGCAGTCATAAAAAAACCCCGACATAGTGCGCTAACACCATGACAGGGCGATAACGCTAAATAAGTGTTAATTAAAACGCAGATTTAACATATTTGAACGATTTTACAGTTAACGCTAAAGATAGGGCAGCAAGACCAACAGCAGTAACAGCAGCAATAACGACACCGATATTAACTAGCAATGTTGCCATATCTAAGCTGAATTCAGCAGCATTAGCAGCACTTGTAAAGACTAGAGCACCAACCGCACCAGTGGCAGGTAAATAGCGCATAGTAAGACCCATTACGCCTTTATCTTCTACTACTGCTACTTCTTGAACTTGAGTTTCCATAACAACTTCCTTTTTTAAATACTGCGCTTTAGGGCGACAATGCCATGCACCAGTATGTTGATGACAAACGCAAACATTATTATTTGCGCTGCTAGCTCAGGGGTAATAAAGTTACCCGTTTGCACTTGTTGCCAAGCGTCGCATAGTGCTGGATTTTCAGCGTTTAGCTTGATGCAAAGATATTGAGCGTCGAATACATCGCTTGGCATATTTGTTTACTTCTTAAAAAATAGGAGCCATAACCCCGAAGAAATCACGGCAGTAATGACAAACGTATAAATAAAAAGCGTCATTGGGTTCATGATTAAGCCTTAGCAGTTTGAGGAACTGATTTAAATTTAAGGGACATAAGAACAAGAACCATTTTCTTACCTTTTTTAATCATGTCTACTTGAGCATCAGCGATATAACTTTGATTATCTAAATCAAGACCTTCAAACTCTGAAATGGCAGTAGAATCTTTATACTTAAATACTTCAGCACCACGACCAATTCCACCAACAGTTTTATCAAGAGGAACAAGAGCGGATACATTTACGCAATCCTCTTTATAATCTTCGATTTGAAACTTAGAAGGAACTGCACCAGTAATTTCAAGCTGCATTGGTATTAACATAAGAAACCTCATTATCATTGATTAAAATATTGCCTAATAATGCTTGCTGAATAGCGAAGGCATAGGGAAGATGAAGCCGAACTGGTACATCTTCGGAGTTATCACTTTTTACCATGTCCAAAATTTCAGCATCAGACATGAAAGTGCTGTAAAAACTAAAATATTTACCAGCTTGCGTTTTAATCCAATCAAAGCTTTTGACTAGAGTAATGCCAGCCGTTTTTTGTACTATTTCTAATTTGTTGATGCGCTCATAGTCGAATAAGTCAGCAAAGACAGGATAAGCACCCATAAAATAGCTGCTAGGATCTTGCAGTACGTCAAAAGGTATCACTCTGTCATTGGCTTTAAACTCAATTTCAGCGCGCACCCAGCGCGAATACTCACCGTCTTTGTCGCCTAGCTTTTTGCCTTTTTCATAGAACCGCGCAAATTTGCCACTTTCACGCATACCCAAATTAAGCGTTAAACCTTTATCCTTTGGATCGCCATGCTTCCACTCTCCAAGCTGACCGACTGTGTGAGGAGCACCGCCACAACTGAATAAACCTTTTGTTTCCATTTCATCAAGGACGTGAACGTCCAAATATTCGCCTTTTAAATCATCATGAGCCAAATCAATACGGGTGATTTTTGGTTTTTTGGCAATCTTAGTTAAAAACTGGTACATATAACCTTCCCAGCCGTCAGGTGCTAACGAACACCCAGTTCCGTTAAGCATTATTAACACGCTGTCACGTTGCCCACCGATACAAATCTTTCCGTAATTCTCACCGAAATCAAAACTATACTTATAAAAATTCGCTCCGCTTTGGCGCTGGTTTATCGCTGAATACTTCTTACCGAAAATCTTAGTTATTAACACTGCTATTTCGCTTACAGCAGCTTGGCAAAGTGCTAAATATTGCTCGTCGTCTTCATTTGTACGCCTAAATTTCTCACCGACAGTTGCTATGTCAAAGGTTATGTTGAGCCAGTCGATCATAGCCACCTGCCCATTAATAGGCTGACGGATAGTTTGTACCTTCGGCGTTCTTCCGCTGATTACTATTGTCTCTGTGGTCGCCAATGCTTCGCCGATTGCCTTTCTACGTTTCGCTATCCATTCAGCCTTCGCACGTGGGCTACGTTCCAAATTAACCCTCATGTTATTAATGAGGGTATCAACTCTCTTCCCAGCTACTTCCACAAACTCCGACGGCGCGACTGTGGGGTAATCATTTTGGATACTCATTTGCGCCATCCTTCAAGATCATCATTTTGTGAGCTTTCGTCACTCAAAATTGTGTAATAAACGTTGATTGACGTGTTCGAGTAACCAGCAAACACCGCTGAATTAGATAGAACTGATAAGGCACAAACACTCTCATCAACAGGATTGCCAGCAGACAAAATCTGAGAAGCCCTATCAAAAATGATACGGGCTGCTTTATCTAAAGCTGCTTGGTCATGCTCTCTGTCAGTCATGTAAGTGTGCATTGCCATAATCAATACTCATTTAGCCTAAGTACAAGCTCTAATCGTTCATGAATGTACGCGACATTTTTTGTCGCTTGTGGGTCAATCATTAATCATTGATAACTGAAAAGACTGTTATCAATGATTAATAATTCGACCGTAAAAAATACGGTTAGAATTATTAATATATCTATAGCTTGATGAAAATCATTGTTAGGGCAAAAGCGCCACCCGAGAAAGCTGTACCGGCTGATTGTAACAACGTGTAATCAAATATTAATGCTACCTTGCTTTATATGCTCTGGATAGTTGCGCTTGGGTGCGCGCATCGAATAGCGTATAAGGTCATTTAAGGAAATAACAAAAAGGTAGAGACAGAAAAAAGTAGCAAAAGATAAAAAAGCGATCAAAAACTTTTGTTGTTGTAATTCAAGTAACAACTGGTCAGAAATCATGATATGCATATCAAGGAAAGGTTGATAATTCATAGGATCACCTCACGATATGAATAAGGAGCAATGAAATCATCAATAAACATTTCAACGTCTAAAAGCTGATAATGTTGAGCATCGGTTAAAGTGGCATTTTGAAAAGCCAAACCATTAAGAAGATTAATTTCTTCTTTAATTTCTTTTAGTCTTTTAGTGATAGAAAGGATGCCCCCGTCCAGCGCGACCAATGCAGGCTTAGCGGTTTCAGGAGGACAGGGGCAAAAGGGTACTGGTTCAGCTAATCGAGCCGACCAAGAATTGATTAAAGATGGTTTTATAGGATAATTGTGATTTGACATAGTGAACACTCCTGAATAGTGTAATAATGAATTAACGAAAACAACTATCTGTTCTCATGTTGAGAATTTATAACAATTATGAGAATTATGCAAGCGGAGTAAATGACATGAAATTAGAAATGCTAATTGCAAGAGCTAAATATTTTGAGAAATCACAAAAGAAAATGGCTGAAAAACTAGGTACATCACCTAGTCGTTTTAGCGACTGGAAAACAGGAAGAATAAAACCAACAGCATTTGAAATATTCCAAATAGCAGAGATGGCAAGGCTTGAGCCTGAAAAGACGTTTTATGATGTGATGACAGAAGTTGACAAAGATAATGCAGATTATTGGTGCGCTCGGCGGGAATCGAACCCACGACCCTCGGCTTCGGAGACCGATACTCTATCCAACTGAGCTACGAGCGCATAATACGAGTTGACTGCTAGGTTGCTCAATACTGCGTTTAATTGAGTGT